GTAGTAAACGCAAGCCATAAGTATCTCTTCAAAAAATATCTCTGCTGTTTGTGGTCTTGCTATATATTCCAAAAAAAACTCATTTACCGGAGCGTCATCCATGTGGAACTTTGTCATCCCATGTAGCGATCCACTTGACCCTCTTCCTCCGACAACTGCCGAGATGTCATATGGGTCACATCCAAACGACCCTAAATGCTCATTACCTGGATGCTTAATTCCATTCCTTGTATGCACATTGTTCGCATAATGCGCAGGAGGGAACCAGCTAATTAAAAATCTTCCATGTTTATTTGGAGTCCATACAACCTTTGTGTCTTTAATTCCGTCTTTCCATGAGAATGACCCTCTTGTCAAATACTGCTCCTTGATTAACGAGTCATTGTAATCAATTTGCTGATATATCTTAGTCAGGTTAAATATCGCCTGCTTACTCTCATCTCTAAATGCATGGGACTCTGACCTTGGGAACTGACGATAGAACTCGTTCAGTGCATCGGCATCATTCTTTAGTGACGCTGCCTCATTCTCCCAGTAATCAATCGCTCCATTTGATATCTTACCACCATCTACTCCTTCTATTGGCTTCTCAGGCTTCCTGAACACAGGCATACCGTACTTGTCAATAAAGCCCTCCATATTCCACTCCATTGGAATAAACAAGGCGTATAGCCCACTCTTTGTCTGTCCATTAGCATTCCTATTCTCTACATTTGAGTCATAGTATAAGGACTTGAAGTTATCACCACCCTTATTTAAGGCATTTGAGGTAGACCCCATCATACACTTGCCTATAATCTTACTACCCAAACGCAAACAAGTTTTCGTTACACGCCAGTTATTCAGAATGTTATTTGGCTTGACCCACTTGCCCGATTCGTCATGAGCTAGGAATAATAGCTTCTCACCGTCATAAGAGTTCTCCTCAGTATTCTTCCAGTCAATAGTAGTATCCAATCCGACTATGTCATTGTTGTTGACCTCATGCATATTCTTCTTGGTAATCTTTGATGCTGGAACACGGAACGCCAACTCGACCTTTGGTTTGTCCATACCATCCATTATTGGCTTGAAGAAGAACGGCAACTTGTTATTGATTGGGACCACCTTGTCGGTAAACATCTTCTTAGCATCGGCACCTGTCTTTGACAAGATACCTAAGCGAGCGTCCTTTGCTAGCGTTGCGAGATTTACGCACTCGGAGGATGACATGAACGAGAAACCTGAGCGTCTTATCTTGAGATATATCATTCCGAAGCATCTTGGGTCTGCTTTGCAAGCCTCCCAAAATAAGAAGAAAATCCTATTCGCTTCTCGGAAGTCAGGATAACCAACGTCAATGCTTGACCATTGTAGGTACATATAATGAGACCCTGTGATATAGCAAGGAGTTCCATTATTCATGAACCAATAACCTTGCTCACGATAATCAAACTCATTCTCTATATAATCAACCCATTTATTTTTGAACTCGTTTGGCTTTTCATTCCATTGGAAGATTGAGTTTATCTTCTCAAGTTCTTTAGGTACCGGAACACGCTCCCAATATTGCTCTGCTTTTGAGTCGCTTCTTTTGCGGCAGTTCTCTGGTGCAGGAGGAAGGGCTATGTTTACCCCTGAGATGTTTATAACCTCGCCTATCTGACCGTTCTTTGAGATGACGACAACGTCATACTGCTCATTGTAACCGTACAGCCAAGAGCGAACTCTATTTTTATTAGTAATCGCATTCGAAGGAATTAGATCCTTCACGACATAATAAAGTCTATTTTGATCGTCTTTCTGCAAAGCCTTGTTTTGAGTCTACTTTACTAATACCTCTCTCTATATAATCAAGAGATTCTTTCTCGGATTCTATTCTACTGAGTATTTCAAATGCATCAAATATTGCCAACTTCTTAGATGCTGCTGCATTCTTTAACTTATCTGCTGATATATCGCCCTCTTCGTGGGTGACAATACTCTCCTCTGCAACCTTTATCAATTCCTCTATGGCTTTGTATCCAGAGTTTATTATTTTAAGTTTTAGCTCTCTGTTGCTCATACCGGATTAAGTTTCATTGTCACAAAATGGTCATACATCCTATATAGCTTTTCACCATCAATTTCAAATTCGTACTCACCGTTAGGGGCAAAGCACACGGTATCTCCTTCGTTGACACCTTTACTTTTTAAATATTCATTAGGGTACTTCATCGTACCCATCAAAGGCTCAAGTGTGAACGGTTTCTTTATATAACTCTCTTCAGCAGGAATAGGTTTTACGAAACAATACCTATCATATGCTTGCCACTTTCCATCACTCTTATATAAAAAAAACTGCTCTTCATCAATAAAGAACAGGTCCTCCTTAAAAAAGCTCTTACCGCTTTTGCGTCTACCCTTAATGTCATTGTAAAACTTAAAGACATTATGGTGGACGATTAAGGTATCTCCTGGTCTTATTGGACCGCTGTAATCTATAGGTGTCTCTATAACCTCAGCATAACGATTTGAGAACTTTGACTCCTCCTCAGAGGTATTTACAATGAACTCAACACCAGCTATGCTTTTTGTGTTGTTATATCGACTCCCATTTACAGGCTTTACTATAAACTGAGTCGGTGATTTCATTAAAAATCTATATTAAATTCGATTGAAATTGGAATAGTATCATTAAACTCTTTCCACAGGACTACTTCCTGCTTCTTATTTACTATGTAGATTCGGATAGCTCCCGATTGGTCTCTTCTTATAAGATGAATCTCATTGGTGTCGCCTAAGACTTTCTGTCCGACAACATAATGCATTGCGTTCTTATAATCAGCACCTATCGATATCTTCCTTACATCCATTATGCTATTTTATTAACTGTCAATATTATTGATGGGATAGCTGGTATACCAACCACAGGTGATGCGTCATAATGCAATTCTCCATTAGCATTATTTGCGTACCACCCTATTTGGCAGTAAGATGGAGTGCTTGGAATGTCAATATACCAGTTCCATGCAGCAACCAATAAGTCCCCATTATTCTCAAGCGTTACTGCTGTGGCTGAGTTCGGAACAGCAATTCCATCTTTTATTAGATATATGTAGAAAATAGTAGCTCCTGCACCACCTGTCTTTTTAAGCTGTGCAGAGAACTGTATGTTATAGATTCCTGTATGAGCAAATGTTATTTCGTTAGGATCTCCAAAAGCATCATTTACAATTGACACACCATAAGATAAGTCAGTTGAGTTAAACTGCATTAGTTCTTGCGTTGTACCAGCAGTCCCCTGAATTGTTGTATCATAAAATGACCCATAAATAGGAACCAAATAAGCTGGCACTGCCCAAGTTGGAGAAGTCGCAGCGCCTTGGCTAACAAGGATGTTTCCTGGAGCGCCTACAGACCCATTTGTTTTTATTGCTCCACTTATTACAATCTGCTGATTAGTATCATCAACATGGATGAATGTTCCATTATTGTTAATTTGGTAATCACCTAAATAATAATTATTATTAGCAAAGTCAACTAAAAACCCTGATCTTAACCATCCATTACTACCTATTGCGAAGAAATCACCAGAGAAGCATTGAATACCTTGCATTATAACATCATCTGTAGTTATCTCTAAACTATTAGCCGTGAGTTTAAGTAATCCTAAGTTTACATTTGATGTTGCTCCAGTATATGGTACATAAGTTGATGCGGCAGTGGATGTAGACAAATAAGAAGTATTATCAAGTGACCCATCAGCTTTTAAGAAATCAGTTCCTAGCCCACCAGGTACTATAAATCCTAATGCAGTAATGTCATTACCCCCTAAATTAACATTGTATAAGGCACCAGTATAAGGCACATATGCTGTTGATCCAGGGATGGATAACAAACTTCCTATAGTGAAATTCTTAGTGCTGTTCATGTCATTGACATCAGTGCCAATGAGCATATCACCAAGAGCAGGTGGTGTAGTAGCGTATGTACTTATCTTTGCCATTATTTATGTTTTTTTGGTGACCTCCCCTGTTTGTAAATTTATCACAGAGTCTTGGCCATATTTTGAAATTAACATTCTTTCATATTCAGAAAACTCTTGGCGCATAGCGTTAATCTGTCCTAGAATTCCTTGCTTGTTTAACTCTAATTCTCCCAATGCCATCTTTGCTTTAGCAAATTCTGCATTCATTGCTTGAATTTTATCAAGCTCTTCTTGTAAAACGTAATTCTTTTCCATTTGATTTAATTTGAATTTCTTTTAATTGAACTACCAAAATAATAACCGAATATTGAGATTACAATACCTTCAGTGATACCGATAAGATGGATCCATACTTCTTTATTATCTGTTGGTATTGTAAGGTACACGATTGCATAAATCATAAAACAGAACGATGCTAGACCTACTAGTCCTGTAAGGTAAAACAGGATATCAATCTTTTGCAGTTTTGCTATCTCTACTTCTCTATTTCTTGCTGACTCTCTATCCTTGAGCATTATCTGCTCCATTTCAATTAAATCCTTCTTTGCAATTTCCTTATCTTCATCAGTCAGTTCATCGGATAGATTTATCAAATTCTTCACAATGCCCAATGTCCCATTACTTGGTAGGACATCACCGATGGTTTGAATGATTTTTGGGGCTTTCTCCGTTAGGAACTTACCAACTTTTGTGTCTTTAAATTTTTTTCTTGGCTTCATATTAGTGTGCTTTTTCCATTCTTTCAACAAGATTCAGCAGCTTTTTCATCATTGACGTATTGTTCTCTATCACATGATTATTTGATGCTACTGTTTCTAGAAGTTTTGATCTGTCTTCTGATAAATATTCTTCAAGTTTTTTCTCAAGCTCTTGTATCCTGTTCTCATTTTTCTTGTGCCATACAAAGAATTGTTTACCCATGAAATAAATTAAGGCGATCATTAGGATGGCAAAAATGCCAAGTACACCATAATTTGCGAGTGATGTTAGATACGAGGGGAGTGGTTCTGCTTGAAGAAAAATCATGGTTATTATATTTTATATTCAATAATTGGGAGATATTTTACCCACCAACAATCAATATCGGTATTGTCATATATCTGATGCAAAGGTAATACCCAATCACCATCTATAGTTAATATTGGTGTGAATTTTTTATACTGTTCATAATATTTATTTGATAGGTAGGTTTTCTCATCCTCATCAAGTAATCCAACAAGCATCTCATAGTTCGATTAATGTATAGTTGTACAATGCATTATTTTTAAATATCTTGACAGCTTCGAACCAAATATTATCTTTTGGTCCGTGACATCCTGCTGACCAGTTATCCAAAAAAGCTCCTAATCCCATCCTGTGAAAGTTTATTCCATACCAACCACGAGTCTTTATACCCTTATCAATTTTTCGGTCTTTGTTACCATCTCTATAAATCTCAATGGCACCGACTTGCATAAAATAAGGCGCACCTAACCATAAAGACTTCCAGTTTGGAGATGTTATGAATTTATGAGACCCAATTACTTGTTGCTCACAAGCTACTGCTGCACCTGTAATACCGCCAACGGTGAGCGGATTGAAGATGTAATAGTCTCCTGGCGTAGTAGTGCATTCAAATACCATATCAGCGACTCGATTATTGAACCTAATGCAGTAATCTGAAAACTTATTATCGAAGCTTTGGTCTGTACGAATCCATACAAGGTCATTGACAGGCTTAACCCATCCTCTGATATTCATCTCCGCATCAATCCATTGCTTGGCTCCTGCAAGGCTAAGAGGACCGATTATGCCGTCAATGGCACCGCTGTAGTATCCTCTGTCTTTAAGTATCTGTTGAAATGCTTTCATTATTCTACTGGTGGAAATGGTGGCGATGGTTTAGGTTTATATTCAATCAAAGGTAAGGTTTTTACCCATTGAAATTCAGGATTTACGCAAAATTCCATTTCCTCAACTGAAATTATCCAGTTGTCTGATAGGTCAGTTATGGGATTAAAAAAACTATCCTCATCGTAAAGCTGACCGACAAGCTCATTTTTTTGCGATTCTGTTAAAAGTCCTACTTGTATCATATTTGTCTGCCTAAAGTTGTGTTAAATGTCTGAACAGCTGTGTACAAATTACCTGCATCTGTATCCGTTAAGCCATCGCCCAATGATGCGAATGCGCATTGTTTTGTTGAATATACTGCAACCGAAGATGTTCTATTAAAAGCACCTAAATATACATTTGCAGTTGAAGGAGTTGTTGATGCTGTTGTACCTGTTACAATTTTAGAACTATTACGCCATCCGTTTACAACATTTGAAGCTGTTCTATTACCAATATAAAATGCTCTTGAATCAGTATCTAAAGCTTGCAAGTAAATATTTGTTGAATTTATATTATAATAAGTAACTCCACTTGTTCTAATTTCTAAAACTAATTTATTATCAGTTGCATTAGGTCCATTTGCTGCACCAATTTCAACTTCTGTTAAATTGCTATTTGTTCTACTATAATATGAAATGTGAGTGCTATTTTGAATTAAAACAGAATTAGGAATTAAAAATGTATTAGCATAGGAATTTACACCATTAGGAGTTGCACCTGTACTGCTATGTGTCCATCCACCTATAAAAGAAAGTCGATAAGCTGCATTAGTATCTTGTGGGTCTTTTAAATTCCATTTATGCGTAGTAGCAGTACCGCCAACAAAGGGATATATCGCTTTCATCTTAGTCCAAATACCGTAGCCTTTAAGACTAACTACTAAAGTATTTATCGCAGTCTTTTGCGTATTATCTGTTATGCCTGCTGCCGTAATGAAAGCCTGCGCATCAGGGTCAAGAGGTGGAGCAGTTGTTCTTGCTTTAATATAAACTCCCATATATTAAATAGCGTATTGAGCTAACCAAACATTAACCATATCGGGTACATCTGCATCGTCCCAAGTGTCGGTATAAGGCATATTTTCAGCACGCACGCCAAAAGAGGCATAATTGGTATTTAAAAGAACATCAACACCCAAAAGTTTATCAATTGCCTTATCTGAAATTGTGTTAAGGTTTATACTAATTGCAGGGTCTGTAATTTCGACTTGAAATTGTGGAAACTTGTATGTCATTTTATTATTTTTTTATGTTATGAAAGTGTTGTTCCTGTTACTGTAAAAGTGCGGCAGGGAATGTAATTTGCACTTGTTGCGGACCCTTGTGAGTCTATTGTTCCAACCGTTGTGATTAACCTTAAAGAATTTGTCGTGCTTCCTGCCTCTTTTGTAGATGACCATAAAGCACCTACTATTGCAGGTATTAAATTAAAAGGGGCATAGTTTAAAACATTAATAGTATTTTTTATTTGTTTTATACTATATAGTTCGTTAATGTTTGGCAATCTCCAACCTGTTGTAAATGTTCCTATGCTTACTGCTAATGCTCCATCTATTGCTGCTGTCCAAACAACTATACTCGCAGTAAGTGCCGTCCTTCTCCACCCCAAAACCGTACTACCATTATAAGTTGACCAATCAATTACAATATTATTTGTATAAGTCTGACCGCCTAATTCATCAGTAAATCTATTTGTATTCCCAAAAGGATTATTTTCAGCAAGTGTAAAAAAATCAACATTTCGACCTGATTCTAAATCGCCATCATCGCCCGTTCTGTAAGACGTTGTTTGCCCTGTTTTCATTAGCTGTGCCGTGCTAAGTGTAGTACCGCCACCTGCTGCTGTTGCTTTTATATATGTAGTATTCATAACTATGCTTTTGTTATATTAAGATTTACAGCTCCAGCGACTGATGCTGTAACGGTAATCTTACTTCCTTTTATAATTGTATTAGTTAACACATAGGCTACCCCATCATCTTGTATAGTTATAACAGGTGCATTAAAAATATTAGTTATAGTATTTATTTTTAGATCGTAAGGTGCATAAAAATCAACTGTAAGTGCATCTACAAGCTCAACTGTATAAAGAAACTCAGTCGCTAATTCGTCAATAGCACTTTGAACATTTGTAGCTGTCAACCCTGAAATAGTATTATTATAGGGTATCATTGAAGCTGATGGCGCTCCTCCTCCTGATATAGACATAGTTGTTGTTGTTAATGTTGTTGTCATTTTATTATATTTTACCAAAGAGCCAATATGTCAGTTGCTGATGTTGAATCTGCACCATAAGTGTCCCATAGTTTTAATACTTGTATTGGCATAAATCCATAAGCATTTTTAAATGTAACAATGTCATTCCCTGCTGTTGTAACTACAATATCCCCAGCCACACCAACATACAGAATAGCTCCTGTATTCTGACCTCCTGCCATTGGGCTTGATTGGTAAATAACATAGGTATTGGCAGCTAAAAATATGTCAGCATTAAGCTTTACTCTATCTGTTGCACCTGTAACTGCTGCTTCTGTAACTGTAGCAGCTAATCCTGTTTGTGTATTATAAACAATATCACCAGGATAAACATTTAATGCTTGAAAATCCTTAGTCGCATCAACTAGATAGTTTGCAACAACAGCACCTGAAGTACCACTTGTATTTACTGCCGGATATGGTATGTCAGCATTGTTTGATTTTACAATTGCCAATGCTCTGCTTGGTTGGATTCTTACGTTTGCCATTATTTGTTATTATTATATGGAAATAATCTATTTAATGCGTCTCTTCTTTGTTCACAGCCACAGTCTTCTCCTGTAACTTTTGATACTACCTCGACAATTTTTTTTACACCGGTAGCTTTTGTGATTTTTTCAATAGTATCACCTATACCTCTGCTTTTTGTCATTATGCTCATAGCTATACTTTTTTTACTCTGTTACCCATACCCACAATTGACTTCTCTCTTTTCTTACTCTCTAGTTTTGCAGGGCTAATCTCGCTCTTCGTCTTTGGAGTCTGTGCAGATACTCTCTTTGTTGGCCTGCAATACTCATTTTTACCTCCTGCCCCACAAGGCTTATTCGTTTTTGTGTCAACCCAGTTCTCTTTCTCCCATCTCTTTATGCTTGTACCCTTCTCGGACTTAACGACATTACCTGACTGCTTGCGACACTTGGCTATAGCCTGTGACGCTCTTGCCGATGGGAACACATCGTACTGTGCTTTTACTTTTTTATAGCAACTGTCCTTCATTAGTACTTACCTTGTCTACCTTTAGGGTTACTTATTGTGCTACCACCAGGGCCTGCCCATAGTTTTTTACAAGCCCAATACCTTGGCGTTAGCTTATCATCTGCTGTATCGCATTTATGCCTTGCTTTAAAGCTTTTTCTAGCTGCCTCGGAGTAGTTGTTACCATAACCCTTGGCACCGAAGTGCAAAAGCTTCTCTTGCCCACCGGAGCAAGCCTTAACCATCATCTTTTTACCTGGTCGGTCTGATGATTTAGGGCTATTGCATTTCATTGTCGCTTTATTTGCCATATTTGCTTCTATAGTCTCTTGATTGTAGTCCTACTTTGTGAGGATGCACCTCTTCTTGCTTGGGTTCCTCTACCTTTTCCTCTTGTACCTCTTCAGATACTACAGGTTGCTCGATCACCTCATCCTCTACGACCTCTTGTTTCTTTGACTTAGCCATATTTTTACTTTTTTAAGGTTGCTCTATTTGTTAATGGGTTGTATTTGTAGTCTGATTTTGGTTTACCTGACGCTTTTGCCGCTCTATCTACCGCTCTTTCGCTTGCAGTCATTGCATTTCGCTTCATTCCTTTCGCTGTGAGTGTCTTTCCGTCAGGTTTCATGTCACCACGCTTGATTAAAATTGCTTTTGCTCGGTCTATGGAACCAACTTGCGCTGAAAGCCTTTCCACAAGTTGGTTTTTACCCATAAACTTTTGAGTTTCTAGCTTCATACTAGTAGCCTTTCTTCGCAGGCATTGATTTTTTAGAAGCTCCTTTCATCATCTTGGTAGTGGCACCAGCTTTGCCAGCCTTTTTAGCCATTGGAGCCATTTTGTCGCCACCGGCCGCCATTTGCATACGAGAAGATGAAGGTAAATTCGGAGTTGATGCTGTCTTTTTCATGTTATTGATTTTTAAATTGATTCCCTAATGTTGCTAAACCTGCTATTCTTGGCATACTTGCTTGCGCACTTTTCTTTCTTCCCATCATTTCCTTGAGCCTGCTATTTTCAGCCTGCATTTCAGTAATCATTTTGACCTGCTTGTTACTGAATGTAATATCATTCAGCTTTTTAGCCAAGTCTATACTACCAGAAACAGGCTTTTCTTTAGTTTTTTTATCGTCTGCCATGTGAATATTTTTTTATTTCGGTCAAATATAATAAGTTTTCCTGATTATATTTGTATAAAATTTAATAAAATTTAATAAAATGGCTACACCACCCAGAGATTATCTGAAATATTACAAGGTAATACGTCAGTACTTCAAAGCAAAACACAAAATATCGCAGGCAGAGTTAGATGTTTTAATCTTCATGTACTCTGAAGGGTACTTTACCAGAGAAAGATTTGATGAATTTAATCGAATATTGACTTGGAATAGGGAGAGATTTCAAAAATTACTTGATGATGGATGGTTTGAAATCTTCAGAAAGAAAGGTCGAGGAAGAGCAGTTATATACCAAATGAGCGACAAAGGGAAGCTTCTCATTGCTGACCTTTACAGAAAGCTAAATGGAGAAGACATCCCTGTGCAAAAATGTAATAACCCTATCTTCCTAAAAAGGAAAGCTAAGTATAGCGAGAAGGTTTACAAAGATATGATTGTTGAAATGAATGCTTTTAACAAACAACAACGACGTCGGTCTCCCGAATGATTGTATGCTGCTCGTTATTGATGATCATCGTGAATGAGAATCCCTTGTCGTAGTAGACAACGTCCCCTTCTTTTATCACAGATACGTCAGTGCCAGGTTTTACTACCTTACCCTTTTTATATCTGAATTGACTGGCATCGTCTCCTGAAAGGATGATGCCGGAATCTGTTTTAATTTCCTCGTCAATTGACGAAACGACTATGTACTTTCCTATTGGTTGCATTAGATTAGATTTATGGTAAAAGAAAAAATGTTACCTCTCCGATTTTTTTATAGAACTTTAGTGTTCTAAACCATCTCCTATTCTTCTCGGAGATGATGCTCATATTGCAGAATGCATAGATTTTTGGATCGCTTTCTCTGAGACCATTCTCTACTAAGTCCCACGCAATTGCTTTGTGTATACTTGTTGGCTCAGCTCTCCACCAGATATAGCTCTCTAGATTCACACCGCTATAGGCTCTTGGATATGTTATTGCTTTGATGACATTCGACTTCATCATCTCTGCTCTGACGACTGCGGAGATGGCCATGTATCGAAGCCCCTCTACGTCAGTTGAGTCAGGTGTCTCTGACATTAGCATCTTCGCCATCCAATCTACCTCGTTCCACTCAGCCTTTGGTTTTTTATTGATAGAGTAGTCTAGCGTCTTCTTCTCCTCAATAATCTCTTGTACCGGCTCCTCCCGATACTGTATCTCCTTCTTTTTCTCAATCGGATTGAAAAGGGGAAATGCCGCAGTAAACAGGAATAAAAATATTGCATATCTCATATTTGATTAAATTTAATTAGACAAAAAGGGGCTGAGTTTCCCCAACCCCAAACATTTCCAAAACCAAAATCAAATCAATTTATTTATCTCCATGGCTCTGATGAGTCTGGTAATACCAATACCGGCCCCTACTCGTGGGATAAATTTATTTTGTAGGAACTCCTCAAGCTCATCAATTACTCTATTGTAGCTAAAAAGCTCGAATAACTTCTCAGCGTATTTGCCATCCTCGATGGTAAAGAAGTTCTTTTTCATCTGTTCAGGATTACAGCTGCGCTCAGCAGACCCAATCGTCTCTTGACCGCAGAGGATTACGTCAATTTTCTTAGCTGTTCCATTGTCATGTCTCTCCATATTCCAAAATGGATTGGTGCGCTCTGGGAAGTTCATTAACAACACTGCGTCAGATACGTCATGGTATAGCTTTGTCTCTGTGTCATTCTCAATGATGCTGACCCCATACTCATCGCACACGTCCTCATAGTTTCTGATAGCAGGTGTTTTAAAACCAAGATACTCAAGCAGCTCAGTCTCTACTATCGCTAGCTCGGTCATCGTGCCATGGAACTCAAACTCAAACATTGGGAAGATCATGCAGTGGCGACCCTCAATTGGCGCCTCCTCATTGCGGTAGCTCGTTGACAAGCAGTAAAACCCCTTCTCTTGTGGTTGTGTTAGCAGCTCATGCTCAAGCCACATCTGCCCAGTCTGCGGTAGCGGATAGACATTGTGGTTGTATGTAAACTTAGCAATGCTATGCGGATTCTCGCAGGCCGCCAATATGCTCAACCTATTTTGCGTATGCACCTCAAGGAGACCTTTGTTGTCAAAAAACTGTCTGAGCTTTTTTACTACAGTAGTAAATTTATGTGCGTCAATGTGTGGGTAAAAAGAGGAATGCAAAGAATGCTTCATGTTGTGAAATTTGTTTTAAAAATGAACTAATATTTCTTACCATGCTTGTATGGCCTTGATGCATTGTACATGAGTTTTGATGTCACATGGAAGTCTATGTCAATACCAAATCCACCACACATATCAAGCAGTCGAATAACAGCGTCAGCTATCTCATCCTCAAAGCTGTCCTTGATGTGATGCTTAAATGCCTGTGTGGTGTCGTCAGACTCCGCGTAAGCCATTTTGTCCCCGTAGGTGCATAGTTTCCCTGCCCGATGCGCTTCGAGTGCCTCAGCAAGCTCTGTAACGACAAGCATGAGCGTCTCGCCAATATTGCGCTCATTATCCCAGAATCCTCTGGCTTTATTCCCCTCGTAGATATTTTTAGCTAGTGTATTAAGCATTGGTCTTATTGTTTAGCGTTAGAAATCTCAAAGCTCCTACCCATTGTGATGATGGCATTAGTGCTAAGAATTGTTGATGCCACACTTACTGCATTTTGCAGCGCACTCCTTGTGACCTTGAGTGGGTCAACGATACCCATCTTGATGAGGTCCCCGAACTCACCGGTCTTGACATTGTACCCATGTCCGTCAGGCACCTTGTCATATCCCTCAGGAGTAAAGAACTCATACACCTCCTCAAAGTTAAGCCCGACATTTTTTAGTATCTGTTTGATTGGGGCCTCAAGCGCTGCGTCCATGATATGCCACGCCACGTTCAGCTCATGATTTTGAGGGTCACCCAACAGCTTACTATGGTCAATCTCGAAGAGTGCTTTGCCGGCACCTGGAAGGATACCCTCCTCCAAAGCAGATCTAACAGCGCATACTGCATCGTCAACTCGGTCATACAGCTCCTTTTGCTCCAGGTCAGTATTACCTCCGACATATATAACACCGATACCACCGGTCAATGAAGCGATGCGCTCCAAGATGAAGTCCTTGTCAGCCTTGCGCTTTGCCATAGCATGAGCGGCCCATAGCTGCTTGACCCTTTCGTCAACCTGCTCAGCCTTGGCTCTCGCATTTGACTTGAGTAGGATAGTCTTGTCAGATGAGACAATAACCTTTGCCGCATGGCCTAAGTCGCCATAGTTGATGAGCGACAAGTCGTCACCTGTTTTCTCACTGAAGTAGTTAGCCCCAACACTTATCGCGATGTCCTGCATCAGCTCGTGCTGCTTATACCCAAAGTTAGGCGGAGCAATAGCGCAGACCTTGACGTTACCCTTTACGACATTGGCCGCAAGGGTATTGACCACGTTCACACTGCATGGCGATATGATGAGTAACTTTTTACCCTCAGTAATGATCGGCTTTAATATGTTCTCAATCTGCAAGATATTACTTATCTCAATGTCGCATACCAATACCATCACATCCTCAAATACACACTCGTCCTTCTTCTGGTCATTGATGAACATATTTGACAGATAGCCCCTGTCAATCTTTAGGCCCTTGGTGGTCTCAGCATACGTCTCATGGGTCTGACTCTTCTCCACAGTAACAATGCCATCTCTCCCGATGTCCTTATACACCTCAGCGATGATTCGCCCTATCTCCTTGTCATTATTCGCTGATATTGTAGCCACGTCAGCAATCATCTTACTCGTCACCTTCTTAGCCTTTGCCGACAACTGACTGACCACCTCATTGCACATAGTATGCAAATGCCTTAGCACCGCAGTGCGATTCAAGTCAGGCGTTAGCAACCTAGTCCCCTCAAGGACCATAGCCTCCGTCAGGATTATTGAGGTAGTCGTCCCATCCCCTGCACTGGTAGCGGTACGCTCAGCTGCCTCCTTCATCATCCTAACCGCAAGGTTCTCTACCGGATCAAACAGGTCAACAGCCTTGGCAACTGTAACCCCATCCTTTGTAACCGTGATACCATGTGTGTGATGCGGTGACTCTATCAACACCGTATTGCCCCCTGGGCCAAGGGTACTCTTTACTGCATCAGCAATCTTAGTGATGCCATCAATCAACTTGTTGCGCCCCTTCTCTCCAAAGACCAAGTCCTTGGGTGAATAGCCTGTACTGTCAAACATAATAAATTTGATTTAATTTTAAGAAATGTTAATCAGATATACCAATAGCGCACCTAACGCATAACCAACTCCGGAGACTAATGCCAACCTTATCCTGTCAGACCAATTCTTTGCCTCAATCTGATAAGCGATAAATGGCAACCCAAGAAAGGGACCAACGAAAGCCCAAAAGATCATCGCAACGCTTCTGTCTGCTACAGTAGCTATGTACATAGTCGAAGCCACCTCAATGGTGAATGCCGCAAGTGCAACTATTAAATATTTCTTCATGCCACAAAGATAAAACTACTTTTTAAATATCCAAAACCGATTTTCATATTTTGAATTTCTATATTCTATATATATTTTATTATTTAACGCGAATTTATTTTTAAATTTCATTTTGGTTTTATTTTCGACATTTTCGACATTTCTCTTAATAATCAATTATTTATATCAATATAATTGACATTTTATTGACATTTTTAGTGTCAATAATCGACATAAATAATAATAATAAGAAGAAATATATAGAAATAGTACACGACATCCACTACGTTTTATGTATTATTCTTTAAAACCTGTATTAAATATGTATTAAAAAAAGGCACCCCGAAGGATGCCCCAAAACTAAACTAATTATGAAACACTAACTAACGCCTAACCTTTATTGGCATCATCATCATCATCTCCGATGCCTCACTCATCATCTCCCCACGTGCATATCCCTCAGCTATCATACTCACCTTATCCTCCCTCTTCTCCATCTTCCTAGCCCTAGCCATCTCAGCAATACCAGTCTCTCCACATGGCCTATTGTTAATCAATCGACCATTCTTCATAGTCAACCCATCTCCTCCGGCATAACTGCCGTAAATACTGTTCTTAATTCCATTTACTCTCATAGCTATAAGTTTTAAATTGTTAACGTAACGGGACAAAGGTAAAAAAAATTATTGATTAAACAAATAGGGGTTTTGGGTACTATAACAATTTTACGAAACAAAACGAAAATGGAAAACGGAATTTTTTTCGAGGGGTGGGGGTGCTGTTTTGCCTTGGCTCGGCTGATTTTTTAGGCTTTTTGTAGGCATAGGCACACGCATACACACGCGCACACATACACACGCACAGACGCACACGCCACGCGCATGGGCGCACGGGTACACGCGCGGACACATAGGCGCACGCGCTCGCGCACGCACACACGCGAGAGTGAAACTTAGTTTAGAATGTAAACTAACTTTGCTTATAATCTAAACTAAGTAACTATTAGTCTAAACATAGTTTACAAGCCAATGATTTTTTGTAAACTATTTTATCATTTATAGTTTACTTTTTATCTCAGATGTTTACCAGTTATCGCATAAAAAACGTCGTATATATATCTCTTTTCACAGTTGTTTTTTGTCGTATATTGATCACTTTTCGCATGATCTTACGTCGTATATTATTATTTATTTCTGCAACGTTGTTGCATTTATATACTTTGCTTACAATCTAAGCAAAGGTATAGCATCTGCAAAAAAATCCCTTTCCCGAAATTTTTTTTCAGTCGCCTAAAAACACAAAATCCAGGTTTTATCGGCCTTTCAGCGTTTTGCTAGTTTTGAGTCAAAAAATATTTTCACTTTTTTTAAAAAAAACTTTGCAAAATACTTGCAAGTTTAAAAAGTAGTCGTACCTTTGCTAACGTTCTGATACAATTGAGGCACAAGGCTAACACGTATCAGATACGAAAGTGAAGTATTGAAAGGTGTACTATATATTAAGTTCATGTCTAACGACAGCAGTTAAAATCTTAATATATACTAGTGTAATAGTTCTTTTATTTTGTGGGTAATTGGGATGCGTGGCGTAGTCAACTAAAATGAGAAAAACGAGCGCGATATATGTACCCGTGTACATATTATTGGTAAAAATGAGTGATTGCATTTTTACGTATCTGAGGGGGACGTGGTGAATCAGATATAGAAAACCCAATTTAAAGGTTTTTTTGAGTCTTAACGGGCTTTAGGTTATTGCAATGGATTGCAATGTAAAAAAAGATAATCAGCTTTTTTTGTCCTATACTTTGTTTTGTCGAATAGCCTATATAGGTTTTAAGTTACTGCATTGGAATGTAGTGTAAAAAATGATAATCAGCATTTTTCTTATTTGGTTTCGATACCAAAATAGGCGCTAACTTTTTAAAACACTTATTAAAATGGAATTTTTACTCTTTTTATGTGCTGTTACATTATTATTTTTAATGTCAGCAAATGGGTTAATATCTGAATATAATAACACTAAAGACAAATTTTAAAACACTAAACACTAATTTAATTATGAACACTACAGCAAATCAAATCAAAAATTTATTGAGCAAAGGCGACTCAAATGCTAAGACAAAAAAGAACTTCAGAGAAACGCTTATTTTGTATCTTTCGCCCGCAAATCAAAACGATTTTGGGGTAAATTTGTGCCCTAAAGCGAGTAAAGGCTGTTTGCTTGCTTGTTTATATGAGGCGGGTTTAGGCATAATGCCAAATGTACAAGCGGCAAGAATAAGGAAATCAAATTTTCTGTTAGGCAATCGCTTTGCTTTTGTAGAGCAAATCGCAAAGGAAATAAACAACAAAGCGAAAAGGACTAAAGGCGAATTAGCTATTCGACTAAATGGGACAAGCGACTATAAATTAGTTGAAATGGTGACTAGCTTACACGAAATTGCATCAAATGTGGTTTTTTATGACTACACAAAAATCCCTAATAAAGCAGGTGACAAAGTACTAAAGTCGGGACATCGTTATATGGTGTGCTTTAGTAGGTCAGAAGACAATGAGCAAACAGCATTGGAAATATTGTCAAATGGTGGAATATCTAGCTTTGTATTCGCAAATGAATTGCCGACTACCTACAAAGGTTTTAAAGTGGTAGACGGAGACGAACGTGACGACTTAATGCTCGATATTGAGCCCGGCACAATAATCGGACTGAGAGCTAAAGGGCACAAAGCTAAAAAAGACACAAGCGGTTTTGTAATCCAATAAAGCCAAAGGTTTTCGGTCAGCCTACAAAACCGACATTTTTAAACTATTAAAACTTATCTAATTATGCAGTATGTACACAACATTGAATTTTTAATGCAAATAGGATGCACTTTTAAATTCGCTAAGAAATTTTTGAAAGCTATACACTATAACGATACATTTATTTATGGTAGAATGGCATTGAATGACTATGAGATACTTGAAATTCAAGAGTATACAACTAACAAAAATTGCAGCGTTCGAAAAGCGTTCGAAGATTTGCAAGGTATAATTTTATCACGTAGAAAAACATTGCTAGACCTGGGCAAAGAATATCTAGAGTTAGGCGAAATCTTAAAAGAGATAGCATTCATTAAGGATAACAACATAAAGAATAGAATATTCCTAAAATGGACTATAGAAGTAGGTCAATGTGACTCGCACAGAAGCACTAAAAGAACTAAAGAAGAGCATTTAAAATTCCTTGAAGGAATGATTAAGAATAACAAGAAAAAATAGCTTTAAACTGACGAGACAAACCATATTATAAAACACTATAAACTATCTAACTTATGACTCAATACTATATCAAAACTGACTTAGGGTACATTAAATTATACCTTCGTGACTCTGAGGTGACTATTGGCGTTAATGGTCAAAAGTATAACAACGGCAACCGATTGTATAATGATTGGCATCTATTGACAATTGACCAAAAAATAAGCGTTAAACAGCATTTTATAAATAAGTACGGAAAGCGCACTAGCTACAGCAAACCCGATGCATTCAAGGTGCTAACTGAGACACAACTATATTACATCCTATCTTAAAACAATACTAATTATGCGACACATTAAAAAATTATTAGATACATTCTTTCCTCGAGTGCGTACGAACTCAGCTAATTGGGGCGGTCAAATTGTATGGGACTTAAAAAGTGACGGCATCACAGAGGGTTTATTCATCTACTTAGATGATGACAAAAATTTCATTCTTCTGTACAGAACAGAGGTAAATGAAGAGACATATACTGAGGATTTGGATATATATAATGCCGACGGTGGAAATTTGAGAGACTTTTTTAAATCAATTATATCAGCAATAAAACTTTAAAAAACTATGAGAGCGACAACCTGGATAAAGAAAAATTCAACCTGCACATTAGAGACAGAGAAAGCAATACAACTATTAAATAGAAGCATTGCAGTATATCAATTAGGCAGCGACAACACAAGACAAAGCTATATTAGACAGCTAAAAGATAGTCTTAAGAACTCAGATTTATATGCTGAATACTATGTGATTGCAGCCAAAGCATTTTTAAAATATCATTCACTTTAAAACATTAACAGCTATGAAAAAATATGCAATCCACTACGCAACAATTTACCTCAGTTACAACAGCAGCACATATACTGAGACATATACTGAGGCATTAGAGATATTTGACAATGCCAAAAAAGAGATACAAAACTCCGGTATTGACGAGGTCTTTGCAGACAGAATTGATGACTACTACGTCAGAACTAGTGAGGGAGACATAGAGAGAATTTATATTGAAAAGATTATTTAACACTTAAAACAACAACAGCTATGAGAAAATATGCAAAACAATGCTCTGTGACTGGAGAGGGCATGAACGAAGGATATGTATACTATGACGGAGAGATGTACTTCAAATATGAAAAAGATTTCGTGATGTTCTTAAAATATCAAAATGAACCTATAGAAGATATTTGGGACTTATCCGATGAGTTTATACTGAAAGAGTCATATGACAATGGCGAGTACTACTACACAGAGTGGGAAGATGAAGAAGATTTTGAATACTGCGAAGATTTAATGGGCAATCTACATAAAATTTAATAACACTTTAAAACATTAACAGCTATGACAAATCACGGTAATATTATCAGTAGCTTCAAAGATGAGGCGAAAGAGTTAATTGAATGTGGAAATTCAACAGAGAAAAGCTACGGCAGAGGTATGCTTGAGGTGTTGAGAAGGTACGAGCAACTCCTGGATGAGTTTGAGCAGTACAAAAAAGAAAGCATCAAATGGTCTGTTGAGGACTTTACACAATTCAAACATCCGACTCACACCATAGACAGAGAGACAGCGCAGTACGTCATAGAGAACATGATAAGAGTACACGATGCTGAGTTTGGTATCACTTGGATTGATATTGAATATTTGATTGAGCAACATGGAACTAAAATTTAATAACACTTTAAACTATTAACACTATGCCAAACTGGTGCAGCAATTACACTACTTTCAAAGGTAGTAAAGAGAACATTGAAGCTTTGAACAATGCAATAAACAAAGCAATTGATCGAGAGACAGCCGAGAGAAGCGCTCAGGCAATCCACTCTCAAGAGGTGCAAGACGGTTACTTCTTCGACCTATACTCAAATGGTATTGAGCATAAAGAACTGACCATTATGTATGAGACAAGATGGTCTCCAAACCTTGAGGATTTAGCACTACTTTGTAAAGAGTTCGGAGTGGATGCAGAGACAGAGTTCAATGAGCCTGGGTGTGATGTGTACGGAACTGCAAATGTATACTCAGATGGAACATACAAAGATGAGTATGTGGAGCAGGAATTCTTAGACTCAATTGAATGGGACGAAGACACTTGCTTATACACCTACAATGGCGAAGAGTACGAGTCAATGGGAGATATAATTGCTTATCATTTTTCAACTTGGAAAGAAAATAACCTATGACGTACAAATTTATGGATAGGGTAAAAGTATCGTACAATGGAGAGGTAGTTGAGTGCCTCTTCATTGGATACTACAGAATGTATTCACTGCATCAAAGATGTTTGCTGCACTGCCCTTCAAAACGAGAAACATTTTTCTACTCACTTAAAAATATTATACAATGATATTCTATCTGCTTATATTGGTTGGCATAGTCCGACCACAAGATCATGGTTTGTATGCATTCTTCACTCCCGATGGAAAGGTATTTGAATATGCCTATAAAGAAGAGATAATGGAGGCAATCCGTACCGGAGAATTCAAATACAATGAGGATTTACATAACAATTAAATACAGAAAGCAATGACTAAGAAAGTTTATGTGTACCACTTATTCGAGGGTACAAATGAGGTAGCACAATTCGAGTCTGACAGATGGCTTCAAGACTACGAGGTAAAGAGAGCCAAATGGCAGTACGAGAAAGACAGCAAGGTTGCGCTTCGCTGGGTGGTCAGTATTGAGGAAAGAAATCTTACCTTTGATGAGGTCTTGGAGATGAGGGAAGACAGCCTCGGACAAGAGCCAATAGAGTACACTGAGGAGCAAATCAAGATACTTGAGTATTACTATGAGGAGCAAAAAAGAAGGCTATGAAAAAGTACAAGAGGGCGATAAAATTAAAAGAGTTTCTCACTATCTATGAGAGCAGAGAAA